AGCAAGCGCATTGCCAAAAGCCATCAATGCACGCTCGGCTGTCTGCGCGTTTAGACCTGCTGCTTCAAGTTGAAGAACACCTGCACGAACCTCTGTGAGCCCCAATCCGGGGAGTTTGGCTATCTCCTGAAGCCTACCCAGTTGGGCTTGTAGTTCCTGTGCATTCTTGGCATATGCCGCTAAACCACGAACCTGTGAATCGTAAGCCATAGCAGCTTGCACACCTGTCACGGTTGCAAAGCTTGCCTGCGCAGCTTCAAGCAACCGAGTAGCATCGGCGGCTGTTCGGATTGCTTCACCAACGGAACGTGCAGAAGAACCTACACGCTGTAAGGCACGGACAGCAGCAGCCTCGCCTATTACCGATATCTTGGCTGTAAGTTCTGCTACTGTCATTACCTGCCTCCAAACAATGCGCTAACCATTTCGACCTGTTGTTTTTCTATCTCTTGTCCTATCATCGCAACTTCTGCGATTTGGTCAAGCGTTAGATCGGTCTCTGATGGATGCCGGTTGAGATACTTAACGGTGTAGTAGGCAACCTGACCGGCTACACCTCGGAGTCGTTTTTTGCGTCTTTGACCCTGCCTTGTAAGTCATCTGTTGGATACCAACTAATGAACTCGCCAAGGATTCTAAAGAACGTCTGTTTGCTGGTACGTGCCAGATTACCGAATGCTCGCAATGGTGATTCCTCAGCTGCATCTGTAGGGTCTGGTACATAGCACCGACCTAGCAGGTAAATCTGGTACAGCATTGCTTCGGGAAACTCGGCGAATGCTACACGCAAACTCTGTAGCTCTTTGGAATCTGGGAAGAGGTCAGCCGCCTTCGGTTCACGGAAGCGGAGTTCTGCGCCATCACCAGCGATGTCCGACAAGTCAACTACTAGAGTCCCCTTGTCGGCATCTTTCGGGATTTGTTTTAGGTTACTTAGTGCCATGCGCTAGTGTACTACGACCAAGCGGTAGCAACTCCGTTAGCACCAAGGGTAACTGTAGCGGACTCGGTTACGGCTTCCTCGTTTGCAACGCTGAGGCCGGTAGCGGTAACAACACCAACGAAGGTCTTAGCGGTAAGGCTCCCCGGTGTTACTGTGATCTGGCAGTAGTAGCCATCCTTGCCGTAGAAGATAGGACCGACAACCGAATCAACCAAGAACTCGACTTCAACGGATCCGTTTGCCTTGGTTACCTGTGCTTTGTTCTGAGCATCGCAGAGTGCGCTAACATCTACGCTGTTTACGGATGTTGAGAAGCGAACCGAGCGAGCGATACAGGTGTAGGTTTCAGCCGTAAAGGTGGAAGGTGAACCGTCTTGGTAACCACCAAAAGCAACGGTTACAACACAGTTTTCACCGATAAGGGCAGATGTACGTGAGAATGGCATATGTTACTCCTATTGTTGTGTGACCATACGGTACACCGCCGTCACTCCAAAGTCTGTCCGACCACCGCTCTCTAAACCAACCGTCTGAGCTGTTGATTCTCTCCGGCAATAGAACCGTGGTGAGGTACTCGAAACGTGTTGATTATCAAGCAATGTGTCTATACGGGACATGATCGCAGCACTCTGTGACATGGACACCGCACCACTTGCAGTATCCCACACGGTGATTCTGTAGGTCGGATAGGTAAACACCCGGCTACCGCAAAGCACGTCTTGGTCTTGCCCTGCATTACCTGCACGGTCAAAGACAATGTAAGGCGTTATAGGTTGCTTACGGCTGATAGGGTCAACCTGTGGGGCAATGGTGTTGTATACCGACATCTGGAAGCCAGAAGGCTTGTTGTCAGGAGCAAGTAAACCCATAAGCGTACTATCGCCTGTCAAGGTTTCGTAGATCCATTGCTCGATTACTGCTGGCTCAAATGCCATTACTTGCCACCCTTCAGAATAACTTTCACGGCTGCTTGAAACGATGGGGCTACATACTCAACAGCAGGACGTAGAAACGGTCTTGCCGGTACATGGTTGCCAGCCTTAGATATCCAGCCCAGTTCCAGCGGTACTCCATACTTTGCGCTTACAAACACTTCAGCTGATGTAGGTGTAAGCATACGGTGACCGATGCTGTTAGCAAGATTGCCGGTGTCGTTGTTAGGTGGTGAACCCGGAGGGCTTGACCAGTGATTACCGTATTGTTTGTACTTGCCAGAGTTTTTGAGAATGCTCGCTTTTGCTTCGCCTTCGACATCCGCAGCAGCTTTGCCAACAACCTGAGATAACCTGCCCAGATTCTTCTGGTAGGATTGCATGTTTACCTGCTTCAGGGTGTAGCTCATCTTTATCACGGAGCCAGTACCTCAATCTCTAAAGGTCCAAAGCGCCGGACATCAGATCCAACCGTAAAAGATACCGTTAGCCGAATGTTGGCAGATGTCGGATAAGCCGCAGCATTCAACACAGACAAGATGCCTTGTGCGCTGTACTGCTTGGTGAGCGTCACGCTACCACCACCAAACGAATAACTGGATCCTGTAGCGATGTTGGTAAAGGTTGCACCAAGAGTCCCCGTAGTAATGTCCACAGGGCTTCCTAGTTCATCAACCAAACGAACAACGTAGGAGTGCCAGTCTCCGACCCATGCGGAGACTTGCACGACCTGCTGAGGGTCTTCAGTCAAATCAAATATCAATGCCATTAGATATCCCTCACATAGATTCGCAGTGGTCCGAATACCTGCGTATCGCTTGCACCCGTTGTGCGTGTAATCGTTGCAGTGTAAGTGCCAGGAGTGTTAGTTACCGTCGTGTCAATCGTAAAGGTTGCTCTGCCGTCAGCTGCATAAGTTGCCGTACAGGAGTAAGTATCAACCAGCGATGCACCAGAGTTATAGACCTTAGCCGTAACCGTTGCGCTCGTGATGTCAATGCCGTTACCGTTGCCATCTACACACTGGATATCTACGCCGTGCTGTGCGCCCTTCTGAATGTCCAGCGGATCAGATGCTCCAAGACCATCAGCCTTGACCTCAAAAGGACCCATGCGAACCAGAGCGGCTGATGTAACCGGAGTTACCAGTTCTGCACTGATGTAGTCTGTACCGTTGTGAAGCAAAGCACCTTCAAGCTCATCAGCTGCCGCTGTGCTACCGCTGATGCTTGCCACGTTGCTGTTCTGGATTGCGTATCCAATCGAACCAGCGGTGACGTAAGAGGAACCAACTGCATCAAGCACCGCTGCGGCTGTCTGCGCTGCTGTCAAGCCACCAGATGACAACTTTATTGTCATGACCGCACCGTTAGTACCAGATGCACCTCTGACCACTACAGTGACATCGTCAGCACCAGCCGCAAGCGCAGCATCAGGGAGGTCAAGTCTGTAGACTCCCGGCATATTGGTTGCGTCTACCTCGGCAAAGCCACCAGCAGTCCACGCCTGAGCGATTGTACGGGCTACTAGAGGGATGCTTACAGATGCAGTGCGTGTGCGGTTGTATCGGGCTGACAGACCGCTTGTGGAGGCTGTGAGACCTGTTGCACCTAGGTAGAGTTCGATGGATTGTGATGTGCTTCCCGGAGCGATTGTGATGGTCGATGCGTTGCGTTCGGTTGGTTGATAAGTAGGTGTCAGTGTGCTTGAAACGCTAAAAGTTTGGTATCCAGTATCAGGAGTTGCACCAGTCCAAGCGGTTGAATATACGTCTGTTGCTTCCGCACCAGTTGCTGTTCCAAATCCTTGGTTAGGGCTGCCCTGTTCCGGACTCCAGAAATCTGTTGCCGATAATCCAACCATCCGAGTATAACCATAAGTAAGACGTGATGAGCCTACGACAGTTGAATTTGTACCGGCTGTTACATTTACTCGGGCTGTGCTTGCCCCTATGATTCGATTGTAATCTTCATCTTGATGAGTTGTATTACTACTATTCATAGCAGTCAGACAGTACAAGAATAGATTATTACGAATTTGTGATTTAAAAGAAGCGTTGCCAGTTGCTAGGAAAAGAGCCTGTGTAGATGCGCCATTGAAAGTGCAGTTTTGAATCACGCATTGCAAAGACTCTGTAATCAAATTGTATGTTCCACCGATAAAAATACAATCCTTAACTGACGATGTATCAGCCACACTACGACCTAGTAAGTAGACTGGGATTACAGCAGCTTCAAATACACATTTAGAAATAGTTGCATTTAATGCTTGTCCTACTGGAGCAGTCATTTCCAAGACCGCACCAGTTACCGGCCCCACACCGTATCCTTGTTGGCTGAATAAACATTTACTGAACGAGATGTTTTGTGATGTTAGAAAAGACACAAGTGCATTCCCAGCAGATGCGCCAGATCCTTTACCTTCAAAGATGAAATTACTAAAACTTAGATTGTTTTTAGATGTGGCTTTAAGTATTGAGTTGCTAAATGTGACTGCCGCATTTCCACCAGATGTATATCCGGACAATCGAATAATCCCGGGGGACACACCACTAAATTGAGCAGCTGTCACATCACCAACAATTTGTACCGTAGATGATGGGCTTGTGATGGCAATTACAACTTGTTCAAGGTAATGACCGGGAGCAACATATATGATGTCTCCACCCACTACCCCAGACGTTGCGCTCAATGCCTTTTGTATAGTTAACCACGCTTGCCCAGTACCTGACCCAGTACCAGTATTAGAATCACTACCACCCGGCCTAACATAGTATGTAGCCATTATTCAGCCGTCCCGTTTACAATTTCTTGAGCCATTACAACAGCAAATTGGTTGCTGTAGTTTTGTTGAAACGCAACATCCTGCGTGACCCACCAACCGAAAACGCTTGTGCCATTCTCGCCAAATGTGCCAAGGACATTCCCAGCATCATCGGTGATATCACCAAAGACAATCCAATCACCGGGGCTGTTAGGGTTAGGTTCTAAGCGGTAATTTTGCAGGTTCATTTGCCCACCTTCAGTGCGTTAATCTGCGTACCGCTAAAAGGCATCGTGAGGAAGCCCAGCGCAGCACTCATCGCAGCAGTGACACCAGCCGCTACAGCCTTACTTCCGTAAAGTGCCATCACTGCTCCAAGCTCGGCGATATCCTTGGCTTCAGCCGTACGAACACCATCACCAAAGACCGTGCTAAAGGACGCGACAAAGGCGATCAAGATAACCACGACCAGCCTTGAGATTGATATTCCGTTCATCGTTTCGCCTCCAGTTTGGTGATGCTTGTACGCATTTCACCTGTTACAGTTTCAAGCCTACCAATACGCTCACCGTGGTCTTCAATCTTAGCGGTGTCAACGGCTCCACGTTTGTCCATGCGATGCAAGAACTTGATGATGTAGGCAAGCAGGCTGATAATCCCGGTCACTGCCGCTAAACCTATGGTTGTCCATTCTGATGCGCCCATTATGCCACCCGCTCCACTAGTCCACAGTGCTGTACTAAAAGTTCTGTCTGTCCAAAGTCTGTACCAATCACATCAAAGTATCGGGATGAATCACCGACAAGGTAGACCCGGTCTTGCGGCATAACATCAGCTGCAACGGCCACAATGAGTGTCCATTGCGCTGATGATGCTATCGCTCCACCAACAATCGATTCTGTGTCTGATTGGTTGGTAACCCGTGCAGGATATTCGGCAACCTTACGCCATGTTTCAGTAGCACCACCGCGACCATCTTCGGTCAAGGTGAAGCGGTGAACCTCTACGCGGTCTTGGCAAAGGTTACGCACCATGCCTGCCTGTATGGTCTGGCGCAGGATAGGACTCATGCGAAAGCCACCGGGCGGTATTTCTCAGCCATGGTTAAACAATGCTGCATCAGTTGGGAAAGCTTGACATCGCTGTTGCCTTCCTTAGCATCAATGTCTGCCGCTACTCTAGATGCTTTGATAAGCCATGCCTGCCGGGTTGCTGTGCGTACATCGTAACGCTCAACATTGATCGGCCCTTGGTCAACCCACATCAGGACAGGGTCTGACGTGCCATCGAGTACTGACCAGCCTTTGTATTGTGCGCCGGGATACTCAGGGAACTCAGGCTCAGTGGTTGCGGTTGTGCCTGCTGTACGGCACTCGTAAACCCGCCCATTAGGCGTTGTAGGCACTACACGGTCACCGACAGCGTAGGCGGTGCTTGCCGTCCATGTCGTGAACCGTGAGAAGGAATCGAGGATAGAGCCGATGTCCGTGGTAGACATCTGCGGGTAACTTTGAGCAGCCACAAATAATGATACTTGTGCGATTGCCTCGGCTCTGGTCATCATGCGGTTAGTATCCCACACGGCTATTTTTAAAAAGTAAACGCAGGCAAAACAAAAGACCCCCAGCACGTCTGCTGGAGGTCTTGATTGCGAACCGCTGGGATTACGTAGCGGAGGAAGCACCAACGATGAGCGAACCAGGTACACGGGCAGATGCCGTGCCGGATACGTTTCCGATGTCGAATGCAGAGAAGGCATAACGCTCGGTTGCCTTGAATGCAAGAGCGTCTTCCTTGAAGTACTGCTGATCCGATACCTCAATGGTAACGGAGCGGCGGTCACCGAATGCAGTACCAACCGACAGGTCACCAAGCAGGATGTAAGGCGTAGAAGCTGCGAGGGTTTTCTGCATATTCTGAACGAATACAACATCATAACCAAAGAGCTTAGGTTGTGCGCCGAATGCCTGCTGGAGGTCAAGGATAGCGTTTCCGCTAAGTGCGTTGAGCAGAGGAGCGATGGCGTTGTACCAGATCTCCTTGTGCATATACCACTTGGCGTTAGCTGCATAGGTTGGCAAGCGTCCGACCATGGCCGAAAGGTTGGTCAACGTTGGAGCATACGTAATGGTTTGCCCGGTCGTGAACTGAACCAGCGATGCAATGTTTGCCTTCGTTGCGTTAGCATTGTAGACAGCCCAGAGACAACCATCAATGGATGTGGTTGCATCTGTCGCATTGTTGAACACAACACGGTCTTCTTCCTTAGCCAAGACATAAGCCATGTCACGTGCAAGGGATGCACCAAAGTCAATGATGCTGTCTTCTGCCAGTTCCTTGGATACCTGAGTAAGGACAGCGGCTTTCTTAGCTGTAAGGCTGACCTGTGCAAAGGTCATGTCAGACAGCGTAATTGCGGTGTTCTCACCCGGATAGTAAACCGTGGTGGATGCAGTAGCGTTAGGTACACGGAGGGTGTCGCTCGACATCGGGTAGATGCGGCAATTCTGACGTGCAATACCAAACTGCTCACGCAGGTAGATGAGGTCAGAGCTAAGTGGATCTGGAACAGTATAGCCACCAGCAGAGTCTGTGCCTTCGTTTGCCTTGATGTGGTTCTTGACCCAATCAGCTGCCTTGCGGTTGCCCATGATGGAACGTGCCCACTGGCCCCATGCATAAGCCTTGTAGTTACGCTCATCAGCGGTTGCGCCTGGAAGCAGGTCGGTCATGCGCTTTGATACGCCACCGGATTTCCATGGCTTGTCTTCGACAGCAGGGGATACCACAGGAGCGGTTACTCCAAGGCTCTTGATGGTCTCGATGCGCTCTTCGATGCTCTTGGCTTCAGCCATCAAGCTCTTTACCTGTGCGAGGTCACCATCACCGGAAGCGAGCTCCCGTGCGGTTGCAAGGACAGATTCTTTACGATTCTGCAATGTTTCGATTGTCATAGTTGTTTTAGCAACTCCAGACGAGCCAAGAGTTCCTGGCGTTCGTCAGTATCATGGGCTTTCGCCTCGACTACGAGTTCCGGTTGCACTTCCGGCTGGTCTGCATCCCGCAGAGAATCCCAGACTACAGGTGCCAGCCGTTTAGCGGCTGACCGGCTAAGACCGACTGCATCCCGCAGCCGACGTTCGACACCCCGTAGAGATACAGGGTGAATACATTTTTTACCGTGCATGGCATAGAGAGCCTTTGCACGTTCTGCAAAAGCATCGACCAAGGCATTAGCCATGTCTGCACTTTCGATCACTTCGATTGCACTAGAAAGCGCATCCCAGTAGGCTTCTAGCCCTTCGTGGATTAGTTTGCCTTCGGCTTCCTTGAATATCTCAGATGCATACTCAGCGGCTGATTGCTCAGGCATCGGAGCCATTACCATCTCTTCTTCTTCCATCATAGGCTCCATGCCGTACATCTCCTCTAGGCTCTTGACACTGTTTCGGTATTCGGCAGGTGTCGGGGTGATGCTTGCCTCTGCGATACACCAGCGGGTTATCTCGCTAGCCTTGCCTACGCTCTTGCGTTCAACCATGTGACCAGCTGCACCAGAGGAGTAACCCATCTTGCCTTGCTTGCAAAGCTTGGCGATCATGCTTCCGTATTCATCAGCCATGTCCAACTGTGCTTCGTACCAGAGCCCGGTCTCGTCCATTTTGACATAGCCAGTACCGATGGACTTCTTGCCGATCATCTTGTCCATGCCGTGGTGATAATAAAGATTCAGAGGGACACGCTCACCGGCTTTGATCGGGAATCCGAAATCAGTTTGAGGTGTGAAAAAGTCACCCTCTAGATCGGTTGCATCAGGAGAGCCAAAGCGCACAAGGTAGCCTTTGACGCTTCCAAGGCGGTCTGACTTAATAGCATCACTGTAGACGGTTAGCAGGTCCA